TAAAAGCCATCGCTGTAATATTAATGCCTAAATAAGGAGATTATAAAATGGCAAATGTTAGTGAAAAGTTTGGTCTTAGACCTTATAAATCGCTCAATGGTGCTCCGTGGAATAATGCTCAGAATAGGTATACTATTGCAGCCAATTATGGAACAGCTATTTTCCAAGGTGACTTGGTAGTTCCAGTAGCAGCAGGTAACATTGAACGTTATGATGTTACTGCAAGTTCAGGAGCTGTGAAACCAATTGGTGTTTTCAATGGTGTATTTTATACTGATCCAACCACGAAGAAACCAACCTTTAGTAATTTTTATCCTGGTAGTATTAATGCTAGTGATATTGTTGCTAATGTAATTGATGATCCTAATACGTTGTTTTTAGTTGACTCAGATGAAGCTTTTACTAGAGCAGGTCTGTTTATCGGCTACAAAACTACCAACGTAACTGGGAACACAGCAACCGGCATATCTAAAGTGCAACTTGATACAAGTACTGCAGATTCTACAAATGCAATACCACTTCAAGCTGTTGATATAAGCCAAGATGTTAACAACTCGGACACTACTACTGCTAACGCAAATGTAATTGTTCGTATTCAAAACCATTTTCTGAATCCACCAGCTGCTGCTGGGGATACAGGGGTATAAGGGAGATAAAATATGGCTATTTCAAGATCGCAACTGGTCAAAGAGCTAGAGCCTGGTTTAAATGCTCTCTTTGGCTTAGAATACAATAGATACGAAAACGAACACGCAGAAATATTTGCTGCAGAAGCATCGGATAGAGCTTTTGAAGAAGAAGTAATGCTAACAGGTTTCGGGTCTGCACCAGTTAAAGAAGAAGGTAGCGCGGTTACTTTTGACCAAGCAACTGAATCTTTTACTGCAAGGTATACTCACGAGACTATTGCTATGGCATTCGCTATCACTGAAGAAGCGATTGAAGATAATCTGTATGACAGATTAGCGGCTCGTTATACAAGAGCCTTAGCTCGTTCTATGGCTAACACTAAACAAGTAAAAGCTGCAAATGTTCTTAACAACGCATTTGATTCTAACTTTGCAGGTGGTGATGGTGTTGAACTTTGTTCTACTGCCCACCCAATTGCTACTGGTGGTACATTTGCAAATGAACTATCAACTGCAGCTGACCTTTCAGAAACATCTTTAGAGCAATCTCTGATTGACATTGCTGCATTTGTTGATGAAAGAGGACTTAAAATTGCTATGCAAGGTGTTAAACTGGTTATTCCAAAAGAACTACAGTTTACTGCAGAAAGAATTTTAAGAACTCCACAAAGAGTCGGTACTGCTGATAATGATATTAACGCTATGGCTTCTATGGGTATGATGCCACAAGGCTATAGAGTTAATCACTATCTAACAGATACTGATGCTTTCTTCATTATGACAGATGCACCTAACGGCATGAAAATGTTTGTTAGAAGTCCAATTAAGACTGCTATTGAAGGTGACTTTGATACAGGTAATGTAAGATTTAAAGCAAGAGAAAGATACTCTTTTGGTTTCTCTGATCCAAGAGGTATTTTCGGCTCACCAGGAGCAGCTTAACTTCTTTTCTTTCGTTAAAAAAGAGGGGGACTTACGAGTCCCCTTTTTTTTTGTATAATACAAATACCAAGACAATATAAACTGGATATAGACTGACTTGGCAGACAACCCTAGAGGACTATATCTTTTAAACTAGGAGAAAAAATGGCAGGAGTACATTTTACAGGACCTATTCTTTTTGCAGGTAAGAACAACGAAAAGAAGTGGTTTGAAAATTTACCAATTGATAAAAACCCAGATTACGTAGTTTATTTTGATGACTTTGATAGAATTGGATTTGACTCCAACACAGGTCATAGATGGACTGTCGTAAAAGATTCAGGCGCGTCTGTAGCGATTGCAGCAGATCAACTGAATGGTTTAGTAAACTTAAACTCAACAGCAACCACAGATAATGATGGCGCTTCAATACAAAAGAACGAAATCTTTCAAGTACAATCAAATAAAGATCTCTGGTTTGAAACAAAAGTTAGAACATCTGATGTAACTGACACTGATTTATGTTTTGGTTTTACTATTAATTTTGCAACAAATCCAGAAAACATGTTAGCTGCAACTGATCGTATTGTTTTTCAAAAAGATGATGGAGATGCATCAATTCTTTGTAAAACAGAAAAAGATGGTACAGAAACATCAACAGATTCAGGTATTGACATGGAAAACGATACTGATGTTACATTAAGTATTCGTTGTCAAAGCACAGGTAAAGTTGATTTTTTTGTAAATAGAAAATTAGTTGCAACACATACAGATAATATTCCAAGTGATGAAATTTTAACAATAGCGGCAATGTCTTTATCAGGTAATGCTACTGGTACTAAAGTTACGTCAATTGATTATATGTTTGCTGCATCTGATAGATAGGAGTAAATCATGAACTCTGATGTAGGTGCAAAAACGTTAACATCAACAGGCACAATACAGTCTGGTAGAACTAGATTATTGTCTATTTACTATGTTGGTCATGCTAGTGCAGGCACTTTAACTTTTAAAGATGGTGGTGCTAGTGGTACACAAAAACTCGTCATTACAACACCAGCTAGTAGTGCAGCCGATCAATATCAAGTAGACATACCACTAGATGGTATTGTGTTTAAAACAGACATGCATTTAACAATATCAAATGTTACGTCTGTGACTGTTTTTGTTACACCAGTAACTGCTGATACTGACAATGGATAGTTATTATGACGATCTTGACTTGCTTGGTTACAAAGAGGGGGGTATGCCTCCTCGTAATAAAAAGTATTACCGATCCACAAAGTCAGGAGCTGGAATGACTGAAGCTGGGGTGAAAGCGTACAGACGCAAAAACCCTGGCTCAAAGTTAAAAACAGCTGTAACTGGTAAAGTAAAAAAAGGCAGTAAAGCAGCCAAACGCAGAAAGTCTTTTTGCGCTCGTAGTGCAGGACAGGCTAGAATGCATAATATTAATTGTAAGAAAACGCCTAACAAAAGAATTTGTCAGGCAAGAAGGAGATGGAAATGTTAGAAAAAATTTTAATGTACAAAGGTATGATAAAGGACTTGTACGTAAACAACAAAGATCCTATAATAGTGGCGTTATGTATTATTTTAGCCCTATCTTGGATTTTGTAATAACAACTATTTTTGTATTTGTTTTTTTGTTTGTTTTATTTATAGGGGTCTTTTGGTCAATCATTAGATGGCCATTTGAAAAGATTGATGAATTTGTCCAAAAACTTTACACTTAGCGAACTGACTAAATCACAAACAGCTTTACGTTTGGGTATTGATAATTCACCAAGCAGTCAGCAAATATTTCATTTACAAAATTTGTGTGAAAATGTTTTACAAAAAATTAGGGACAGGTTTGAAAAACCAGTTATTGTTAGTTCAGGGTTCAGATCAATTGAACTTTGTCATGCTATTGGTAGTTCGGCTAAATCACAACATACAAAAGGTCAAGCTGCCGACATTGAGGTATTGAGTGTGGATAACAAAGTTTTAGCTGAGTGGATAAAAAATAATTTGACTTTTGATCAGCTTATATTAGAATTTTACAAAGAATCAGATCCACAAAGTGGGTGGATTCACGTATCTTATGTGAGTGAAAACCCGAGAAAACAAAGTTTAAAAGCTTATAAAGATAAAGGAAAGACGAGGTATATACCATGGTAATGGGTAGAAATCAAATGAAACAACAAATAGAAAAAGGTCCACAAAAACGAAAGTATGCTAAGACTAGAAAAAAGAAAAAAAAGGTGGTACTATAATGAAAGATGATATTATAAATGCTTTAGTAAAAGTTTATGATGGCAATATTGAAAAGGCTAATGCAACTATAAAAATTTATTTGAATAGTTCTGTTGGCATAGGGGAACACCCAAACATCATAGACGAGATAGACAAACAGGTAGATATTGTATCAACTAATGAACATAAAATTGATATTATAAGGACATTTAAAAATGAGTGATAGAATGACTTCAAAGGACGTAAAAGAAGCAAGAATAAGAGCTATGAATAGAATAGCTCGTGAAATGGCGGGAGAAGATAGACTTACAGTTAAAGACCTTGAATCAGCTGAAAAGGCAGTTAGAGGATTAAGTTTAGATGCTTTGCGAGATCTTGGAAAGGGTGCTAGTAATAAGGGTTCAAAAAAAATGGAAGGTTTTTCTATGGGCGGTATGGCCGAATATATAAAGGATCTATTATGACAAAATTATGCCCGAGAGGGAAAGCAGCAGCAAAAAGAAAATTTAAGGTTTATCCAAGTGCATATGCAAATGCCTATGCATCAAAGATTTGTGCCGGTAAAATAAAAGACCCAAGTGGTGTAAAACGAAAAGATTTTAAAGGACCGAAGCCAGCTAAAAAAGGTGCGATGATAAAAGCAAATGAAGGTAAAGATATTAAAAAAAATTTAAAAAAACCCTCGCACGCATTTTCTGATGCCTTGAAAAGACCAGTTGGACCGGATGAAAAAGTAGGTAACCTTATTAATGAGGCAAAAGCTAAAGGCGTTAAGGTTGAAGGCACTTTACAAAAAAGCACAGTAAAACCTGGTAAAGTTGTACCTGGAAAATTTGATCCAGGCACATTAGGTAAACCTGTTGACATAACAAAAAAATTAAAAGAAGCATATGGCAAAATACCTCCTCCTGTAAAAAGAAAAGTGGGGTTGGGTGTGCTTGGAACCACAGGTCTGGTGGGAGCAGGTATAGCTGGAGCAGTATCGCTTTATGAATTAGGTAAAGCTGGTGTGGAAAGTGGTAAAAGAGTTTATACAGTTTATAAAGCAGGTAAGTATAGAGGAGAAAAAAAACCAACAGCTTCTTTTCAAAAAAGAAGTACAAAAAAACAACAAATAAGAGATCAAAAGTCAGAAAAATTTTTGGCGGGCAAAGGTTTTGATCAAGGTGGTTTTAGTAAAGTCGGTATGCACGATGTTATGGGTTCACCAATATCTGTTGATGTTGATGGTGATAATTTATCAAATGCCTCTGCTCAAGGTTATTATAAAGATTTATTATAATGGGTTTAAAAAAGTGGTTTTCCGAAAAATGGGTTGACATTGGCTCAAAGAAGAAAGATGGGTCTTACTCTAAGTGTGGTAGAAGTAAATTAAAAGAAGACAAGAAAAGAAAATATCCAAAATGTGTTCCTTTAGCTAAAGCTAGAAGGATGTCAGAATCACAAAGAAGGAGCGCGGTAAAAAGAAAAAGATCAAAAGCACAAGGTGTAGGTGGTAAACCCACTAATGTAAAAACCTTTGCTTCTAAGGGGATGTTGATTCAAACTTATTATAACGATATACTATGACTATGAAAAACGGATTGAAAAACCCAAAAAAAGCTGATTTAAACAAAGATGGTAAATTATCTGGCTACGAGAAAAAAAGAGGTATGGCCATAGAAAAAGCTATGGGGGCAAAAAAAGGTAAGATGTTTAGAAATGGCGGTAATGTTCTTGTACCTTTTATTGATTACAAAAGAATAGCTGGTATGGGTAGAAAAAAACCTAAAAATAAAAAAGAAGAAATAAAAGAAAAAAATAAAAAAGTTTCCGCTATTGTACCAAAACCAAAACCATACACATCAAAAGAAATTACATCAGAACCTAAATCAAGCCTCCCTTTTGCAGTGAAGTTAAGACCCTTTCTTCCTAAAGAAGAAGAAAAATTAAGTGCAGAATTGACGAGACGAGGAGATGCAAGAACATCTAAACCAGGTACACAACCAAGAACTACGGGTCCTGGTGACACAAGCTCAATCATGAAAAGAACAACTAAATTAACTGAAGCACAAAAGGCAAGACAAAGAAAACGTAAAAGCAGAGGACAAGTTGCTGATTTTTTTAGTGGGTTTTTTGATGCTTTAAGTCCAACAAGAACTCCACCTGTGCTTGAGAATATTGCTGCACCTTACAGAAGAAAGAAAGGTGGACCTTTAGGTGTTAAATTAGCAAAAGGTGGTTTTAAAAAGAAAACACCAATTTATTAGAGATGTGTTATGGCAACTTCAACAACAACTACATTTGATCTCAATATTGATGACATCATTCAAGAAGCATATGAACGATGTGGAGGACGCACAAACAGTGGGTACGATTTAAAATCTGCAAGAAGAAGTTTAAATATACTTTTCAGCGAATGGGGAAACCGAGGCGTGCATCTGTGGAAAGTAGAATTGAACGAACAAGCTTTAACAAACGGGACAGCGACTTACACGGCACCGAGTAATGCTAATGATATTCTTGAGGCTTATGTCAGTACAACTTCCGGTCAAACGACTACAACTAATGATGTTTCTTTAACTAAGATAAGTCGTAGTGAATATGCAGCTTTACCAAACAAAGGTTCAAAAGGTCAACCCTCTCAATACTATGTTGATAGATTAACTACACCAACAATAACTTTATATCAAACTCCTGATGCTTCAACATTTACTCATCTTAAATATTATTATTTAAAAAGAATTGAAGATGCTGGTGCATATACCAACACAGCTGATGTTGTTTTTAGGTTCATACCTTGTATGGTTGCAGGATTAGCGTATTATATAAGTATGAAGGTAAACCCTCAGATGACACAACAAAATAAACTTATATATGAAGATGAATTATCAAGAGCTTTGAATGAAGATGGTCAAAGAACATCTGTATATATTACACCACAAACTTATTACCCAAGAGGAGTTTAGATATGAAAGGTATGAGAATAATTAGAAAACAAGCTGGAGGCTATATGTCTGCATTACAACAAACACGACCTGACCTGTATAAAACAATTTCTAGTTACAGAGGTAGGCTAACAGCACCTGAACAACAAACATTTGATAAAAGAGCAAATATTCAATATAAAGCAAGTATGAATATGCCTGATCAAATGCGTCAAGCTTATTACAAATCTATCGAACAACAATATGGCGAACCAACTGATGCTCAATTTCAACAAGTAAGAGAAGGTTTGAAATCTAAAACATTTGTTCCCACATACAGATATGTTGATCCAAGCACACAAGGGCCTGCTAGAACTACAGGATATTATAGAGATTTATCAAAAGAAATTTCACAAGCAGAAAAAGATTTATCTGGTTTAACACTAACTGAGTCAAGGCAAAAAACAGTACCTCTGTACAGTTATTACGAAGGACGTTCTGGTGTACAAGGTTTAGCAGGAAGTAGACCTGGTGTGGCTAGAACTACAACAGAATTACCAGAAGGCTCCAAATTTAGACCTGCCAGTGGTGGTGGAATAGGGGCAAGAAGTGCAGATTATATTAGTCCAAGTGGAGTAAGGTATGTTCAGCAAGGAACAAAAAAAATAACTGAAACAACTACACGTCCTCAAAGGGCAGGTGATGCGGAGTATGATAAATTAGCGGCATCTTTATCTAGATTACAAACAAGACATAAATATAGATTTGCACCACAATATTCCCAAGATGGAGGGACAGGTCTTACTTCAGAAAATATATATCAAAAATTAGGTATGGCTAAAGATGGTGGACTAAAAGAAGATTTGAAAAATAAAAAATTTTCAAATGGTGGTAAAGCTTCCATACGAGGAACAAAATTTACAGGAGTTTTTTAAATGCCTTACGCGCGTGGTAAATATGCAAAAGCTATCTCAGATCGTTCAGGCATGGCATTTCCTTACAATGAAATGGTTAAAGAATGGAATGGTTCTTTTGTACACAAATCTGAATACGAGGGTAAACAACCACAAATAAGAAGAAAACATATAACAGCTGATGCAATTGCTCTAGCTAATGCTAGAAGTCAAAGATTTCAGCAACCTTCTCAACCTTTTATAAATGACGCAACTTTAGATCAAACAGTGACTGACTCAGGTGGTGGTGGTCAAGCAGTTGTTAACTTAACACTTCCTGGTGATTTTGCATTTAAAACAGATGGCTCTATATCGTTAACTTCAACTGAAGCTAACCCAACTTATGGAAGCATGGTGCCAGATGATGGTTCTGCTGAAAATAGAAAAAGAGAACTAACTGCTGTGGTTGGTAATGTCACTGTTGATGCCCTAGTCATTACTCAAACTTTTGCTGTTACTGTAGTTGGAGGTAATCCTGCAAATCATCCATATCATAATGTAGGGTCAACTAACAAATTTGGCATAGATGGATCTACCGCAACTGCTGATGTGACACTGACTTTCAAAGAAGGTAAAACTTATCGTTTTGATCAAAGCGATTCATCAAATGACGGCCACCCTTTAAGGATAAGTGAGACACCAAATGGCACACATGGAGGTGGTTCTGAATATACAGTAGGGGTTGTAACAAATGGAGTCGCAGGACAAAGTGGTGCTTACACACAAATCACTGTTGCAGATGGTGCTCCTACATTATATTATTATTGTACAAATCATTCTGCCATGGGGTGGACTATAAACACTGAGGCATAAAGTATGGCAATAACACACGCAAATTTTTTAACACAAGTAAGAAACTATACAGAGGTTGATAGTAATGTATTGTCAGACACTCTAATAGATCAATTTATTAGAAATACAGAATTAGATATTGCTGGTAAAGTTGATTATGATGATTTAAGAAAATATGCAACAACATCTACAATTGTTTCGCAAAGGTACTTGAGCATGCCTTCTGATTTAATCTATTTACGATCTGTCCAAATAACAAATTCTGGTGTAAGAGATTTTTTAGAAAAAAGAGATACAAGTTTTATATCTGAATATAACGCAGGAGATGCAACAGGTGTGCCTAAATATTATGCAAATTGGGATGATCAAAATATTGCCATAGCACCTATACCTAATGCAGCTTTTACGATACAGATAAATTATATCATAGATCCTCCTCATTTCACCTCGTCTAACTCTACTTATCTATCAACTTATTATGAAAATGTTTTATTGTATGGTGTTCTTGAAGAGTGTTTTAGTTATCTTAAAGGACCCCAAGACCTATACAACCTTAATAAAGCAAAGTATAATGAAGAAGTTCAAGCATTTGCGTTACAACAAATGGGACAAAGAAGACGAGGGCAGTATGAAGAAGGTGTTCCAAGGATTCCAATTCAGTCACCCTCACCTTAAATTTATGGAGTAATTATGGCAATAACAACTAGTGTAATATGTAACTCTTTTAAAAAAGAGCTTTTTGAAGGAACACATAACTTTAAACAAAGTGGTGGTAATTCATTTAAATTATCACTGTATACAAATAGTGCTGTTTTAGGTAAATCTACGACAAGCTTTACCACTGATGCACAAGTATCAAACTCAGGTCAATATACAAGTGGTGGTGGTGCTTTGGTAAATGGTGGAACATCCTTATCAACCGATACTGCTATTGTTGATTTTGCGGATAGATCATTTACTGGAGTAACACTAACTGCAAGGGGAGCTTTGATTTATAATGATACAGCGTCAGGCGATCCTGCTGTTTGTGTTTTAGATTTTGGTGGTGATAAAACAGCCACATCCGGAACATTTACAATTCAGTTTCCTGCTTTCACTGCAAGTGCAGCTATTTTAAGAGTTACGTAGGTTTAGCATGTCCAACGGATGGGGACAACTAACCTGGGGTGAAGGTCTTTGGGGTCAACAAGGTGACCAAATTGTATCTTTAACAGGTTTTTCACTAACATTAAATCTTGGTGGGTTTACTCAGACAACAGTGGGTGAAGCTACTGGTATCGCTCTCACCTCATCTTTAGGAACAGCGGTAGGATTTACAGATTTTGTAACTCAACCAAGTGGATTAAGTTCAACTCTTGGTTTTGGCTCAATTAACTTTTTTAATGACAGTATTGAGTCACCAAGTGGAGTTGCTTTAACAACAGCAATAGGTTCTGTTATTACTTTTGCAGATGTTGAGATGGCTATTACAGGATTTGATTTAACAGCTTCACTTGGATCTATAAATTTAATAAATTGGGCAGAAGTTGATGTAGGCACATCTGTTGTATGGACAGAGGTTGATAGAGCTGCATAAATGATTTATAATGTGAACTAATATAAAGGAATAGTATGGCATCAACATATTCAACAAGTTTAAAACTAGAATTACAAGCGACTGGTGAGAACGCCGGTACTTGGGGTGATAAGACAAATACAAATTTGCAATTAGTAGAACAAGCAGTCGGTGGATATGAAGAGGTATCGATTGCTGGTGGTGCAGGAACAACTGCATTAACTATGTCTGATGGTGCAGCTTCTAATGCACGAAATATGGTTGTTAAATTAACAGGAACAATTACAGGAAATAGAATCGTTACTGTTCCTGATAGTATGGAAAAAGTTTACATCGTTTCAAATGGAACTACTGGTTCTTTTACAGTTCAATTTAAAACAGCTAGTGGCACAGGTTATACTTTTGTTGCTGCTGATAAATCAGTTAGGGTGCTATTCGCTGATGGCACCAATATTGTTGATACAGGTATAATTAATACATCTTCAACGGACACACTTACAAACAAAACACTAACAACTCCAACTATTAATGGAGCTACGACTACAGGTAGTATTGCTAACTCAGCTACAATTGCAGGAGGCACAGTTAGTGCAGTGACTTTGACTAAACCCAGAATTGCCGATGCTGGTTTTATTGCAGATTCAAATGGGAATGAACAAATAATTTTTCAAGAAACGACAAGTGCAGTAAATGAGTTAGAGATAACAAATGCCGCTACGGGTAATGATGTAGGACTTGCAGTAACAGGTGGTGATACAAATGTTGGATTAGCTTTTACAGCAAAAGGTGCAGGGCGATTTAAATTTAATGATGCAGCTTATATTCCTGAGCAAACACTTACAGATGGTACAAACATAGATTGGGATGTACAAGCACAACCAGTTGCTAAAGTTACATTAGGTGGCAATAGAACATTGAACAATGCAACTAATGGTGTCACAGGGCAGTTTGTAAGCCTCTTGATAGTTCAAGATGGTACTGGATCGAGGACTTTATCGTTTTCATCTAATTATGAATTTGCATCAGACACAGCTCCCACGTTAACAACAACTGCTGCGTTAGGTGATTTTTTTGTGTTTTATTATAATGGATCAAAATTTA